TTCCATCATAAAGAAGTTGTTACGAACTTCACGGATAATATCACCAGTACCTTCAGGCCCATATAACGCAATTTTCATATCAAAGTCTAATGTATATATGATTGTCCTACGTTGTTCAACCGCACCTTCGAAGTCGTCCGAGAATGCACTACCAGTCAAAGATATGGGTACGTCTTCGGTCAGACTTGGAATATCTGCGAAAGGTTTAATGGTTGCGGTATATTGAGGTGCGAAGTATGGGAGAACCTGTTCAACAATCTGTAGTGCATCATCCTGTGACTTTGCATAGATGTTCAACTGAAATGAAATCGTGTAAGGTGTCGCAGTATAAATCTTCTGACGTTTGGTTATCTCGTTAGAAGCCTTAGATATGTTGTTGACCTTGGGTAACTGTCGAGTCGGGTCATATGACATATTGGTAATCTCAAATGACATACGAGGGAGTTTCATCGCAACTCTACGTTCCGCATCTTCGCCAGATTTCATCTCTTCTAGTCGAGAGATGAAGTTTCTTTTGGGCGCATATGCAAGAGGCACTTTTACTTGAGAGATAGTTTCGCCCGTACTATTGTGTCTTAGTACATGAATGTTATTGAACAATGAACCGAATACCGATACCGCAGTTCTTACTCTCTTATGATAAAACCATGTTCCAAACATTATAAGTCCCCAAACGGATTTGATTCTGAGAAGTCAAGGAAGTCACTCTCGAAATCATCAAAGATTTTATTCTGTGCATCCTGTTGAATCTCTTGTAGTTCCTGTACAAGTGTCGGTGTTGTTACTGCACCAGAAGTAACACCTGTTAGTTGTACACCTGTCGCAAATGTGTGGAACTTACCATCAGTTGCACCAGCGTGTGCGATTTTAACTTTCTTGGTGTCTCGTGTGAATGCAGTCACTTCACCCTTCATGTCATGGTCACTAAACACTTGTTTGACAGTTTCACCAACCACATAACCAGACCCAGCAGAATCCAAAGTTAACTGGTATTGGAATGCCGCCTCTTCTTCAACACCATCAATAGTATCAATACCAGTATCCAAATCTTCATCATTATATTCGAACAATTCGCATTGCATCTTGAATGTGGGAAGATTACTCAACTGATAGAATGGAGTTTCGGTTTCTACCTTACGAATCTCGAACAGAGACTCCGAAAGTGTTAGATAGATTAAGTCACCTTCACGTGGTCTGAAGTTATTTTCTGCAAGACGATTACCTACTAGAGACTTCCATCTTCTTCTTGAAACAATAAAGTTTGCTTGGTCACGTAACTCAATACCGAATTTAGTGAACAAGTCACCCTCACCATCAAACGCCTCGGTGTTTTCGATGTACATCTCTACCTTATATGCGTTTCCGAAACGTGAAGGTACGTCATCAAGAAAGATATTATCTTTGTTGACAATTTCTCGTGGGAGGTAATATACATCCTGTCCATACATCTTGAGGGCTTCAATTATGATGTCCTCATAGACTGTCTGTTCAGAACGAACACCTTGTTTGAAGTATGGGTTCGTTGCCATTATGTTATCCTACAAAGAAGTCTGGTGGAGTATCGTATTCGTTATATAGTCGTTGACGAGTGACTTCAATTTCTTGTTTTGCATCTTCTAGTATCTGTCTACCATTCAACTGTACACCGCCTGGCAGTGTCATTCCATCAAACTTGATTAGATTCTGTCCCCACTGTTCTTTGATAAGTGAAGTCGCATATTCTTTTAGGAAGGTGTTGTCCCAGACTTTACCTGAACCATCTCCGTCACGACCGACCCATGCTTCCATGAGAATCTTGTCACCTTCTTTTAGGTCACCATTTTCATTAAGGTCACCAAAGATTTCTAGTGATGCACCATATCGATCGAACTGAATCTGTGGAGTACCATTTAGTTTCATATCAAGAAGTGACACATACTGTTGCATCTGTTCAAAGTACTGAATACCTTGCATTCCCGAAGTTAGGTCATACATATCATTGAGTCGCATTTGATACTGAACATCAAACATACCAGAACCAGATGCAGAATTGTTGATAGGCAATACACGAATAACACTGAGTATATGTGATTCCGAGAGTGCGCCACCCAAGTCAGTACTGAAATCAATCTTACCAGCAGTAATCATGTCACTGGTAATGGTTATGGGATGGTATATTCGATAACTACCCTCACCAGTATATTCCATGAACATTCTGAGTGCATCATTGACACGATCTTCGATCTGGTCATCATCCACGTTTATTTCAATTACAGGATGCCCCAGTTTACGTAGACAGTAGTCTATGAAATCGTTTCGACTATTTGTTGGTTTATATGTTGACATTATACTTATTTATCCTTATTTTAACAACGTATCTACATTGTTATATACATTAACTCTATTTATCACCAATTTATTTCCTGTTCATATTTTTCTATTCTTTCTCTGACTATGTCAGTCACATCATCACCATCAATGTTTGGGTCTTTTATCGCACCTAAACACGCCAATAGACATACATTTGGCCCAGTGGGCATTTGTTCCATCAAAGATTGTTCTGATTGTTCGAGTTCTTCTTCTGTAACAGAACTTGAATCGTCCAACCATCTTTTTAATAATTCGTAACTCATTAACTAAACTCCACAGTAGGGTCGAAGACTTGAAAACCGCCAGTTGGGTCGCCTGATGCAGCATTCATGTTTCCGATGGATTCCGCAAAAAATAAACTAATACCAAATTTGCGATTTGTTCCAGAAACTAATTGAAAAGAAAATTCTATTTTTCGGAAGTCTTCAAAATCATCTTCATCTAACATATCGTGTTCAGTAACATAAGTAGTTGTCGGAGTAAAATAGTAGAAATTAGTCCCTGAAGCTGGGTTTGTCGTCTGTAGTCCATTCCAATTGTACTGTGCATCAAGTCCTGTAAGTGTACCTGTCTTTCGGGTATAGGTGTCAGTAGATTTTTTTATACCAACATAATTAACAACACGTGAACCTGTGCCAAGAGAAGGGGCATCATAACTATCTTCGGTACAATAAATTCCGCACCAATTATATTGTTTGAGTTTATCGTCAGGGGCAATTTTAACCATTGCAGTAACTTTTACACCTGTTGAACTATTGGGTATACTTACAACTTGTCTCCATTCATGTCTCGACCAGTGAAAATGGTAATTTAGAGTATTTGAATTACCATTAAGTACTCCACTACTGGTATTTGTCGTATTACTTACCAATCTGGGTGATCCAGCGGAACCCGCATAAGCCCCAGTTAGATTATTAGAACGTGTTAAATTATTATTCTTTTGCCCACCGAAACCTGTCTTATATAAATTTCCAGCACCAAACAACTTGATAATCCTATGTTGTACTGACGCATCAAATCCTAAGAGTTGATTGCCATCGGGCGAATTCATCCTTGACCCGCCTGTGACTGTTGAATCGGTATTTCTATAGGTCGTTTGTTTTAGGAACTGATTACCGACATAACTAGACCAACCCTGATTAAAAATTGGAGAGTAATGAGACCAAGCAGCGATACCTTTACCAAATGAACCAATATTAGCAAATAAACCGTTGCTGTTGATCATACCATTCCAACTCGTCCACACAGGATAGTTACGTCTAACAAACGTAGCGTTCGCTAAATATTGCCCAGAGATCGTCTGAGTCATGGTTCGATCTTTTGCGACAGCCGTTACAGTACTCATGTTGTTATGTTAGTACCATATAGTACGAAATTAGGAGTCGTAGTGCCACCACCATTTGCATTTGCACCTACACATATAAGTTCTGCAATACCACCTCTACCTATAAACCACTCTTCTTCAACAGCAAATTGAGAAACGCCACTCATAAGTCTCACATATTGATTTTGAAAATCAAGTTCTATTGTCCCTGTTGCAGAAGTCGTTGTATTAATTATTGTCCAATGTTTACCTATATCATCAGCGGTTGGTTGGAATTCAGAGAAGATAATAGCAGCAGTACTTGTTTTTACTATTTTCTTTCCAGCATGACTTCTAAAGGTTGTCCCTGTAAAACCGCTGGACGTGGTATGAATAAGCGTATCATATTTTCCGTTAATCGTACCACCAACACTAAGATCACTATCTACACTTACATCACCAGTCAATGTAATATTGGAATTAGCACTACCACCGATTGTGATATCTTGACTCGCAGTACTTTGACCAATCTTGATAGCACCAGTTCCGTCAGTTTTACCGATTGTGATAGTATTGGTTGTTTTAGGGCCTTCAAC